CATAATCTTCATTATCAATTTTAGTAACAAAATAATCTGCTTTTTTGAATACCTGGGGATGCGAAAGAATTACTCGTGGATTTTCTGTGTATCCATTTCCAGAATTTAAAATACTGACAGATTTAATGGCACCAACAGAATCAACAACAGCCTCCAATTCTGCACTTTCCCCATCACCATCAATAATAATTGTTGGTGGAATGTCTTCATTATATCCACTTCCACTCTGATTAATTTGAATTTCTTCAATTCCTCTAAACTGTCTTACAACAAATGTTTTGTTGGTTTGTTCAATATTTTCTTCATAATCAACAAATACAGTATCTCCTTCTACTAAGTTATGGGGAACTTGCGTTTGAATAATACCATAGTTTTGTCCGCTAAGATATTCATATCCATAGGAAACAATATCTTCTCCATTAATCCTAGAAACTCGTGCAGATGCACCGCTACCACCAGTTCCAGAATTATCAAAGATTAATTTATCATCTACTTGATAATTTTGACCAGCATTTTCAATTACAAAATCAGTAACCGATGCATTTTCAAACCTACTAATAGTTTCTACTTCAATATCAACTTTAGATTCGGTCCTAACTTTAGGGAAGTAGTCAAAAATCTGAAGTGGTGGTTCTTCTAAAACTTCATCTGGGTCATCAATTTCATCTTGACTGATTGTGCCGTCTCTATTCTCATCTTCCACATCAAAGAGTAATAAGTCTCCATTTTCTAGAGTAAGTGAGTTTGTAGATGCATTAGGAATTCTTTCAACATCAATATCTATCCAAGAACCAAAATATCTCACAACATATTCATTTATAAGTTCAGAATATATT